CGCCGCATGGGCCGCCGCATGGGCCGCCGCAGGGGCCGCCGCATGGGCCGCCGCAGGGGCCGCCGCACGGGCCGCCGCACGGGCCGCCGCAGGGGCCGCCGCATGGGCCGCCGCAGGGGCCTACAGTAAAAACCCTCCAAGCCTCCGCGCATGAACTGCTGTCGCGGATGATCGACGCCGAATAGCGTTAAGCGACGGCCGCTCCATACGCCGCAGCGGTGGGACGCCGCACCACTCTCAGAGGTATCCATGAACTTAGCCCGTACCGAATCCATAGCAGAAGCGCGCCACGAGCAAGCTGCATCGCATTACACGCGCTTGCTGGGCCAGATTGAGGCATACAACGCTGAGCACGAGAAGCTCGCTCGCACTGAATACGAGCGCCTCTGTGCAGCTCCAACCGGCCTCGACATGCAATGCGCTGTCGAATACTTCGCGCAAGCTGAGGGCACGATTCTGAGCTGCGCATGGGCCGGCGACGAAGCGAATCGCGATGCGCGTCTCGGCTTTGCTGTGCGCACACTGCTGGCGACTGCATTCGGCAAGATGGCCGACAACAAGGCAGATGAGCTGATGACTGCGGCTGAGAAGGCTGCCGAGCGAGGTGCAGCGTGAGCGAATCCAAAGCTTACGCCGAAGCGATGGTGCGCGGCGACACCGACGCCTGTTTGCGCATCGAGCAAGCGCATGGCCTCTATGGCTATCCGCCTGAGCTTGTGTCCGCTGGTTTGGCCGCGATCGACCAGGGCGGCGACGCTCACAGAGCTATCGATGCAATCCTCGGAGATGACGAATGAACCTCTCTCCAAACGTCGACCTTAAACGCATCCGCTCGGGCGCGCTATATCGTGCTCGCAGCTTCCTGCGCTCAACCTTTCGCCGCTTCGTCGCATGGGATCGCGCACACCCGGTCTGCGGGATGGTGCTGGCTACTCTTCTGGCGATTGTTTCGGCTTATCTGGTGGTGCTGTTATGAACGCACAAAAGCACTATGGGGCGCCGAAGATGGTGAGCCGTAAATGTGCATGGTGTCGAGACCCTTTCCAAGCGCGTGAAGCAGATGTTAAGCGCGGCTGGGGCTTGTTCTGCTCGAAGTCGTGCAAGGCAAAGAAGCAGGAAAAGCGCACGGGCCAGAACGCGGCATATATCGAAGGCTTCGCCGCGCGAAACGATTACGACGATGACCAGAGTTGGGATGCCCATAAATGAATGACTCCATGTTCCCCGGTAGGGTCGTCTACGACCTCTCCATCGAGAAATACCATGCCGATCGCGACAGCATCTCGAAGACAGGCCTCGACCTGATCGACAAGGCGCCAGCAATCTTCCATGCGTGGCAGTCGCCCGATGCGCCCGCTCGTGTCGCTAAGCCCGGGCAACTTGAGGGCCACCTTGCGCACTGCGCGATTCTTGAGCCGGAAGAGTTTGGCAAGCGGTACGCAGTACCGCCGAAGAATGCGCCACGCAAGCCCACCGAAGCCCAGTGGAATGCAAAGAAGCCGTCCGATGACAGTATCGCGGCTATGGAATGGTGGTCTGCGTGGGCCACTGAGAACCAACAGAAGTTGCCGATTGCGCTCGGTCAGTACGAAGTGGCGATGCGGCAGGCTGAGAGCGTGCGCGCTTTGCCGGAGATTCGTGAGTTTCTGTCGCGCGGTCGCGCCGAGGTGTCGGGCTACTGGACCGATTCAATCACCAACGTGAAATGCAGGTGCCGTCCTGACTTCGTGCGTCCGCTCAGCAAAAGCTCAGTCGTGCTGCTCGATGTGAAAACCTGTGGCGACGCATCGAAAGCAGAATTTGCGAGAGTCGCAGCACGCAAGAACTATCACCGGCAGGATGCCTTTTACTCTGGCGGCTATGGTGTAGCGGCAAATGTTTCTGTCGAGAAATTCATTTTTATCGCCGTCGAGTCCGAATGGCCATATGCCGCGGCATCGTATGAACTAGGCAATGAGAGCCGCGAGGAAGGATTTCTCGAAGTCCACCGCCTGTTGGACATCTACGAGGAATGCCTGCGCACTAATGTATGGCCTGGCTATGCGGACAGCACCACCACGATAGACCTGCCGCCGTACGCATTCAAATCTCAGGAGGTTGAAATTGGCTACGTCTGATATCACAAATCTTCGCAGTACGATCGTACCGAAGTCGGATCAACTAAACGCCGATCAACTGCTTGACGGCGATATGACGATCACCGTTACAGACGTGCGCATGGGCAATGATGAACAGCCCGTGATCCTGCACTACAAGGATGATCAGGGGCGTCCGTTCAAGCCTGGAAAGACCATGCGCAAGTTGCTGATTTTCGCGTGGGGTGAGGACGGGCGCGAGTGGATCGGCAAGTCCATGACGCTTTACAACGATCATGCTGTGAAGTTCGGCGGGATGGTCGTGGGTGGAATTCGCATCAGCCATTTGAGCAATATCGAGCGCGAAATATCGCTGTCGCTGAATTCTACGAAGGGCAAGAAAGCGACGCATACGATATTGCCACTCACGGTCGTAACGCTCGATGACGTGCTCAAGGCAATCAAGGCCGCTACTGGTCGCAACGCGATGAACGCGGCGAAGGTGATGGCAATGAAGCTCACCTCCGAGAGCGACGTGCAGGCAGCTAGTGATGCTTATGCTGAACGCGCGAAAGAGTTGCGCGGCGGTGTGACGAGCGCCCAACCGCCCGTCGAGCCCCAACCTGCCGCACTCAGCGTCGGTACCAAGCACCTCATCGACACCATGAACAGCCGCATGGACATCGACGCACTCGACGCCGACGCCACCCTGATCAGCGAATTGCCCGAAGCCGACCGCGAAGAAGCGACCGAGCGTTACCACCAGCGCCGCGAAGAATTGCTAGGCGCATAACCAACCCCGTTGGGCGCGCATCCCCGGCGCCTCTTTTTCTTCGCTGGAGATAGGCATGCCAACCATCACGCAGAAGGGTTTTATCCACGCCGCCGTAGACGATTACACGAAGCTGCTCGAATACAAATTCGCCACTTACCAAGACATGACTTGTATCGGCTGGGTGTTCGTATGCGAGCACGAACTAACCTTTGAGGTTCCTGGCGAGTTAAACCCAATCGCTATCGAGACGCAGGCGCTGAAGCGCAAAAAAGCAGAGTTGACCTTGGAATTCAAGAGACGCGTGACGCCGATCAACAGTCGCCTGCAAGACCTCAAGTGCATTGAATCATCCGCCACATAACCGGAGTTCGCCATGATCGGATGGATATACATTTTCGGACTAGTCTCGCTGCTTGTTACCTTCTTGTGTGTATTCATCCGCGGTGCTGATGAGCGATGTTTGCGTTCAGAGCCGAAGCCCGATCCTTCAATTGAACGTACAGCTCAGATCATGCTTGATGAATACCACGCACAGATGCGCGCGGGCGGTGAGCCACATTTCCCACACTGGGCTGACGACATCGTAAGGAGCAAGAAATGAAAACCAAAGAGCTAGAAGCATTCATAGCAGCCGCGCATGATGTGATTGATATGAATCACGTGCGGCTCGACGGTGTCACCGTATATGGTATGGGAAAGCTTTGGTCAACATTGGCAGCATACGAATCGGTCGAGCTGCACAAGCCTGCGCATTTGCATCCGAAGGCGAGCGAGCAGACCGATGAGGTGCTCACCCAGTCGGCGTCTAAGGGAGGTGCATGATGGAAGATTTCGTGGTTCGCCACTACAGCGCTGACGAACGGCCAACCATCAAAGGAAATGGGTTCGATTGACTGCGTCTTGGAGAGAATCGAGAAGAGGCGCAGGTACTTACCGAGTATATCAACAGGAAGTTTGACAAATTGCGGCGTCTCTCTGCATCACATGCAGCACTGCTAGCAGCGCTTGAGGAAGCCGAAGCGATTATCGCCAAGAACACGTATCCATGCCCAGATAAGCCAAATAGCACATGGGGCAAGTTGGAATCGATGCGCGCAGCTATTAAGGCTGAGAAGGAGTTGGGATGAAAATCATTCAGATACAAGCTATGGGAGGGGAAGACGGAGACCTGTACGGGCTCGATGAGCAGGGAGGGCTCTACGTATATCGGTCTGCTATGGGTCCTCACACACGCCGCAATGGTCAGCTAGAGGATGGGTGGACGTCGGGATGGGCCCCGATGGACTGCGGCATCTCGGAACCAGTCCCACACCCGGAAAAGGAACAATCATGAGCAAAGAACTTAGCGATAGCCGAGAGGCGTTTGAGAAATATTGGGCTGACAACTATACCGGCCCACTGATGGTCGATGACTACCCATCGACCGAAGCGCAAATCTGCTGGCTCGGCTGGCAAGCAGCTATCGCCCACAAGAGCGAGGGAGTTAAGGTGCGGTTGACACAAGACGTATTGGATCATTGCTGGGAAATGTACCAGCAAGGTCAAATATCGGCCGATCACACCGCTAAGCAAGTGTTCGAGGGAACACTTCTAAGCTTGGCAGTATGGCTTGCGAAACACAATCTCGTCGCTGTCTCCTGCAAAGCATGTGATGGCTACGGTTCGATTTGGACCGGGATAGACGAAGCGCCTGCTGACTTGTGTAAATCGTGCTCAGGAACGGGAACAGCACCTGCTGCGCCCGTCGCTGTGCCGGTAGATGCGAGCATTCCACCGATTATGTACAACGGCGATACGAAGCGCGACCCGGCATTGAAGGCGCTGCTTAATGCGCAGATTGCTGATCGGCTTTCCATGACGACGGGCCAAGTCAAGCAATTGGATGCGGTTCTAGACCGCATATTTGACGGACCTGTGATAGTCCCTGCGGCAGCGCCGAGCTACTCGAAACAGATCAAATGGCCAGAGGGGTATTGCCTCGACCCGAACGGGGCTATGACGTGCCCAGCAGGAATGCATGAAGCATGGAGCTTCGGATATGACTTGGGCTATGCAGACGCGCTGATCGCCAAGGCACCGCAAGTAGCATCGAGCACGGACGATTACGCTGCAACCCGTTTGCGTGGCATCTGTAAGACGCTGGGTTTAGAGAGCGCTATTCCAGCGGACGATGCTGAACTGCTTGACTCTCTCTTTTCGGTGCTGGGTCAGATCCGCTTCCAGATAGAACGGATGCAAGCTAGCGCCCCCGTGCCCCATAGCGGTGAGGCTGCGCCGGTAGGAACGGCAGGCCCCGAAGGAGGCGCACTCGTGCAGTTTTCGAAGTGGTATGCCGCACAAGACTTTTCCGGGATGCCGGCAAAGGAAATTTCTTCGCTGTCATTTGATGCGGGGCACCTGTTTTGGCACGAAAAAAACTTAAGCGAAGATTGGATTGAAACGGCAAAAAGCCTTGCTCGAAACTGGAGATTATCCCGGCGCGGTGCTGAGTCACAACAGGCATTCGCAAGATTTGAGAATCACCTTAAAACCCACGGCGCCCCTATCGGTGAGGCTGGGGGAGTGGTGGCGCATGTTCCGATTCATCCGACGCAAGGGCCGTTGTGGGCCAACACGGTGCCATTGCTCGATGTCGGTGATCGTCCGAAGCATTACCCGACACTCCCTCTCTATTTCGCCGCCCAGCCGCAAGCAGCGCCGAGCACTGATACTCGGCACGTTGGCGATTCCAGGTTCGAAGGTTGGTATTCGGACTACCGTGCGCACGGCGCGAGTCCCAAGCAGATAGCGCGGGATGCTTACGCGGCTGGCATGGGCGATCAGACAGCAGCGCCGAGCGGGCTGAGTGATGCGGTACGCGATGTGCTGGCCGAGCGAGTTCGTCAGGTGAATGTTGAAGGTTGGACGGTCGAGCACGATGACGAGCATACAAATGGGGAGATGGCGAAAGCTGCCGCAGCATATGCACTGAATGCAGGAAACATAGCGATCGGATGGCCCAATGATCCTATGCGTGCATTTTGCGAGCCTCCTCCATGGTGGCCTTGGAGCCGCGAGTGGTGGAAACCTGACACGCTGCGTTGGATGCTTATTAAAGCCGGGGCATTGATCCTTGCCGAAATTGAGCGCATCGACCGCATCGCTGCTGCTAGCGCTACTGGGAGCGGAGCGTGAGCGACGTAGCCGAAAAGACAATTCTCGACCCGTGCTGCGGTGGACGAATGATGTGGCTTGACCGCCAGCACCCGAGCGTGATCTTTGGCGACCAGCGTCACGAGGTGCTGACCGTTACTGACCGCTCGCATGGTAACGACAGCGGCACGCGCACGCTCCGCATTGAGCCTGACGTGATGCTGGATTTCCGTGCTTTGCCGTATTCGGACGGCGCTTTCAAACTGGTTTCGTTCGATCCGCCGCATTTGGTGCGTGCTGGAGCCAAGAGTTGGTTGGCAGCTAAGTATGGCCAACTCGGTCCCGACTGGCGCGACGACCTACGCAGAGGCTTCGCAGAGTGCTTTCGCGTGCTCTCCGTGGATGGCGTTTTGATCTTCAAGTGGAATGAAACGCAGATCAAGGTGAGTGAGGTTTTGGCGTTGGCTGAGGTCAAGCCGCTCTTTGGCCATCTAAGCGGCCGCAAAGGGCTCACACACTGGCTCGTCTTTATGAAGACCGCTGCGCATGGAGATAAATCATGACCAC